CCTGCCGGTGTACAACTTGGACTTGGTGTCCAGTGAGCCCCTGCCTTCTTGTGATCTAGTTTTGCTCTTGGATGTGTTGGAGCACATCCATCCAGACGAACGCATGGATCTCCTTGAGCGGTGCTGTGACGCAGCCCCATGCTTCTTCCTGGCCATCCCTGACATCCATGACCCCTGGGCCATCGAGCCGCAGCCGACTCTCGAGTCGCTCCAGGAGGACTTCCAGACGTTGCCCCACAGCATCGTCCATACAGACCGGAGATTCTCACGGTGGATCCTGCTAAGCGAAACGACCACGACGTCTGCGCCGTAACCTGCTACACCGGGGATGAGTCCTTGGTGCAGATGACCGAGCGGCTGATCGACAGGTTGCCGTGTACGGTTGTCGCAGTAGGTCAAGGCTCGGTGCGGCAGGTGATGTCGGAATGCTGGCGAGTCAAGCTCGATGAGAACATGGGTTTCGCAGCAGGCATCAACGCTGGTATCCAGCATCTCTGGGAGACGCTTGGAGCGGATCTCCCCGACAACCTGCTGATCATCAACAACGACATCGAGCCAAAAGACGATGTCTGGCTTGATGTGTTGCTTGCTGAGGCAGACGGCAAGCATGTGGTTAGTCCGCTGACAGATCGGACGTGGGGCACAGCAGCAAAGGCTCCTGGTCCAAAGGCTGGCGGGTGTCGGTACGCGGAAAACATCAGCGCCTTTTGCTGGCTGGTCCCGAAGTCGATCACGATGATGCTGAAGAAAGAGTTCGGCTTCTGGATGTTCGACGAGGACTTTGGTCTTGGCTACGGGGAGGACAACTACACAGCAGCCATTCTGCGCCGGAAGGATCCGAAACCGTTCAAGGTCGTGCTTAGTTCCTGGGTGAAGCACCTCAAGGCCCAGACAGCCAAGACCGTCAAGATCGATCGCAAGAAGCAGTTCACGATCTTGGAGAACAAGCTTGCCGGACTCAAGTGAGCCAGAGCTGACGATTGCGTTTGCCTACTTCGATCAGCCGAACATGCTTCGCAAGCAGGTCGAGGTGTTCTCTGGCTACTCTGCTGAGCTCCTGGCTCGCATCAAGCTCATCATCGTGGACGACTGCAGTCACAAGCATGCAGCCAACAAGGCGTGCAAGTCATTCCCAGTCAGCACGGACATCTTCCAGATCATCGACAACATTCCGTGGAACCAGATGGGTGCCCGCAACCTGGCGATGAAGCATTCACTTGGCTGGACGCTGTTGATCGATCCTGATCACACGGTTCCAGAGGCTCTGTCGAAGCACCTACTCGACAAGGTGATCCCCACAGCCAATCGCAACAAGTACTACCTGGTGCCTCGGGCGTATGCTCGGAAACGTGAGGTGATGAAGGTCGCCCCGAACCTGTACATGATTCACCACGAGGCCTACTGGAAGGGTGGTGGCATGGACGAGGGGTTCCGTGGTCACAAGGGTTGGTCGGACATCACGTTTCGGATTGCCATGGAGGGAGTAGGGGTGAAGCGAGCCACTCTTGATGACGCTCCTAAGCTCATCGCCTGGTCCTGGAAGGACTGGAAGGAGAACGAGCCGCCACTGATCTCGGATGCAGCCGTGACCAGTCTCAATCGGGACCTGAAGCAGAACAACGCCAGAAGGATTAGGATCTTCGCCAGTGCCAAGCAGAAGTCTGGTTGGTGGTCTATCTACGTCAAGAGCTTGAAACCGATCCAGTTCAAGTGGAAGAAGGTCTACTCGAATGTCTGACAGCGACCGCAAAGGCAGGGGTCACAAGCTTGACGAGAAGGACATGAAGAAGCTTCGCACGATGATCGTCCACGGCTACAGCAACGGAGCGATTGCTGACACGTTTGGCATCAGCACCCGCATGGTTCGCTACATTCGTAGCGGCCGGTACTGGAGGGAAGAGGATGGCTCTGACCGCCGATCAAGTCCGTGAGCAACGGATCAAGGAAGCCAGGGAGTACTACCTCTCGGATGAAGGGTTCCTGGACTACGTGAGGGACTGCGGCGCCGCCCCGGATGCGGAGTGGGAACCGCATGGCAGGGGCGCTCAGTTCATCTTGGACTGGAAGAGCTACCACGACCCGGAATCGGGCCAGGAGCTGTTCAAGAAGAAGATGGTTCTCTGGCCTCGGGGCAGCTTCAAGTCTCAGGTGTTCACAGTCGGCATGATCTCCTGGTTGGTTGCCAGGGATCCGAACATCCGCTGGTTCATCGGTTCCGAGACTGGTCGGCAGGCGAGGTTGTTCCTTCGCAACATCATGGAGATCATCGAATCGCCGTGGTACGAGGAGCACTTCGGCATTCACAAGGACCCTAAGCGGTGGTCCTACAACAACGGGTTCGTGAGTGCTCAGCGGACGATCCTGAAGAAGGAGTCCACGGTTGCGGCCTTCGGTGCTGGTGAGGTGCAGACGGGTGCTCACTGGGATGGCGGCAACCTTGATGACCCGGTATCGCAGAAGAACACCCAGACCCCAGACGCCATCCGCAAGGTCAACACGTGGATCGGCGAGCTCCTTGCTCAGCTGGACCCAGGTTCCAAGCTACTCTACATCGGCACCATCCACCACCACGCTGACTACTCGGCGATGAAGATCAAGAAGGAGGATGCTCACAAGGACTGGGAGATCAGCCGTCACGAGTGGATCAACCCTGATGGATCCCTGTTCTTCCCAGCCAGGCTGACTCACGCCTACGTGGAATCGCAGAAACGTGAGATGCCGACCAGGCAGTTCTACGCCTACTACCACAACAAGCCGCAGTCAGACGAAGAGCAGATCTTCCTGCCTGAGTACTTCCGAGTGATTCCAGACCAGGACATCCCTACGGCGGTGTGGTCCTACATCCTCACCGACTTTGCGATCGTGGCAGATGAGAAGAACGATCGCACGGTGTTCTGGTTGGTCTCGCTAGATCAGAACCGGTATGCGTACGTGAGGGACATCTACATCAAGCGAGCCAAGCCGAGTGATTCGGTGGACTGGTGTTGCCGGATGTGGAACGACAACCTGCATCTGAACATGAAGGCGATCACGGTTGAGCGGTCGACTCACGAGGAGTTCATCAGCGGCTACTTCGAGGAGATCCGTCGCAAGACGATGACTCGCCCTGTAATCAAGAAGATCGAAGGGCGATCGGAGGAGGTCAAGAAGAACCGGATCGCTGGTTCCGAGCCTCGGTGGCGTGATGCCCGGATCTACTTCGCCCAGTCGTTGCGGGATCAGTGGAACAAGTGGAAGCCGATGTTCGAGGAGATGACCGAGTGGCCGTTCTCCGGTCACGACGACATCCCAGACGCCATCTCCGATCTCGACAAGCGTGATGCTCGAGGTCGTTGGTACTGCCCAGGTCCGCCGGCAGGTTGGCATGCACACATGCGACAGACCAGGCCACCGTCGACGGTCAGTGGCAACTGGAACCCTGACTATGGCTACGATGCTCGACAGATGCTTTCACGAATGCACAAGGGTGACGCACCCAAGGAAGACATATGGCACAGCAAGACCAACGACCTGTTCCGCCAGGTGAGGCCTCGGCGAACGCAGTAGTCGATGTGCTTCGTGGCTACGGCCTCAATCAACCGAACCTGCTTCTGCGGATCGCCCAGCAGGTTGATCAGCTGGTACAACGGCTCACCGACGTCGCTCCAGGCGGAGGTTTCGATCCGCTGAGTGGTCGACCGTCGGTGAGCAACATGCAGTACACCCATCAAGCCAGAACGGCAGACGAGTTGCGAGAAACTCAGGATCAGGTGCCAGGAGGCAACCATGAGAAGCAACAGCGAAGTAGTCGAAGTTCCATGCCTTGGATGCGGCCGTAACATGCGATACCCAGCCGGCAAGGCCAGATCATCCAGGCGTCACAACCGTCGTGTGGTAGCCTTCTGCAGCAATCGTTGCCAGGTGAAGTACTCATCGAGGATGGCGCAGAAGCAGATGGAGGACAACGTTCTCCGGGAGTTGGGTTTTGAGAAGTCATCATCTTGACATCGCCGTTCCGCTGTACGGCCGATCACCACGGGAGCTGATCTCGGTCCTGCAGTCGATCGTCGATCACACCCTGGTTGACTTCCGTCTGATGGTAGTCAACAACGGGGTTGGCTCTGAGCTCAACGACTTGATTCGAGCCTGGTCGAAGGACTTCGAGAGGTTTGTCTACTTCCGCAACAGCGCCCAGATCGGCTTTGCCAGTTGTGTGAACATGTGTGCCAAGCACACGGACTCTGAGTTCTTCATCATGGTGCATCCCCAGATGGAGCTTGACGACGATGATTGGATCACCAAGCTGACGATGCCATTCAAGGACCGTCAGGCGTTCATGGCTGGCGTGGATCCGTATCTGAAGTACAACTCCACGGCTCCGTACGCCTTTGACCGGAACGACACTCCCCTGCATCGATGCTTGGTTGCATTCCGGCGCCCCGACCCGGAAGAGGAGCTTCTGGTTACAGACAACGAAGAAGAGCCGATGCGGAAGACTCAGGCAGTTGTGATCGATCGAGGTCAGCGAGTTTACTTGTGTCCGTCGATCCGGCTTGCGATCAGGCAGTTCAAAGGCGAGTCAAGGTCGAACACCAGGTACAAGTCCAAGACTGAGACGCTGATCTTTCGATGAGCCGCATCCTCAGCAACATCCCATCTGAACGGAACCTTCGGATCGCGATTGCTGACGCATCAGGGCTGATCTATTCAGATGACTACCGCAGTGGCTGGGTGTCTGGCTTCACCAACATCGGCTGCGACGTCAAGGTCTTCGATATCGGCATCCTCGGCAAGCTGCCGCAGATCAAGAGTGGTCCGTACAGCCACCGGGGCGTCAACAGGACTTCAGCCCTGGTTGCCAAGAACCTGACGTCGTGGCATCCGGACTTGGTGTTCTGCCATCATGGTCGGGCGGCAAGTCGTGATAGCTTCTTGATGGAGTTCCGCAGGGTCGGTGTTCGGACAGCCGTGTATCTGTGTGACGAGCCGTACGAGTGTGGGGAGACGGTGCAGTACGCGAAGAACTTCGACTTCGTGTTCACCATGGATCCCTGCACTATGCACTTGCACTCGTTGGCCAAGCGTGGTGGCGAAAGGGTGTTCTACTTGCCCCCGGGAGTGGACACGGCCCGGTTCGAGTTCGTTCCTTACAGCCAGCGGAACACGGCCAACCAGGTCATCCACATCGCTGAGGCCTGTTTTCTAGGCAACGCCACTCTGGTTCCGAGGCCTGAGTACTTGCGACCACTAGAGGCGGCGATGCCGGGTGCTGAGATCCGGTACTGGACGACGGTCGGCAAGGGGCACAAGGATTGGATTCCGCTCGAGGATCATCCGAGGCTGTACTCGAGGTGTGTGCTTGGCTTGAACGTGCATCGGCATCCAGGCATCACGGTCAAGTGCTTCAAGACCAGGGTTCAAGCGAACAGGGGTTGCGGCCCCAAGGTCGGCAACCTGGCGCCGCCCAAGGCGGCTCCCGAGGACTGGGGTACTGGCTTCTGGAACGATTACAACCTACCTGCCTCGCATGTGAATCCGAGGTTCTTCGAGTTCGCGGCTTGTGGCACTTGTGTCATCAACGACAACACGAGGTTCGAGCTGTTCCGCATGTTCCCGATGGCCCCTAGAGCGGACTCTCCTGATCAGTTCGTGGAACTGGCCTTGTACTACCTCGAGCACCGCGATGAGGCACAGGAGATCGGCAAGGCATGTCACGACCTGATTTTGAGGCGGCACACCTACAGTCACAGAGCGGCCGAGGTTCTTCTCCGCGTTGGCTTGAGACCATCCACCAGGGGGAAAGAGTTTTCATCGTTGGGGGAGCCCAAGGAGTGGCTGACCACCCAGGACTGCAACGAGCTCGGGGTCGACCTGTTATCGGGACCAACTGGACACTGCGAACCTTTCGACCGACATACTGGCATTGCGCTGATGAGGGGGTCTGGCGGTCCGAGGCAGGACGGTTCTTTGCGGATGGATCTCCCGTGGTTGCACTAGTCAACGAGGCGATCTTCTCGGGCGGCAACCTGTACGGACGGCAGACAGCGGCCCTGGCGGTCAAGCTGGTTGGCCGGAAGAAGTCAGCCCACGTCTGCCACTACAAGATCAAGCGGACCACCGGCGGCAAGATCGTCAATCGCAACTGGGTGGCCAACGTGCCGCCACCCTGGTTGCCTGGGAACTACAACGATCAGTTCCACCCAACCGGCAACTCGATCGCCTACTGCATCCAGCATGCTCACCTGATGGGTGCCAAGGAGATCGTTTTGCTGGGGTTCACCCTGAAGAGCGGCAGTGCGTACGAGTTCGGCAGGATCAATCCGGTGACCAAGAAGCCGGCCGAATACGACCTGGACAGGCACGTAGGCCCGGTCCTGAACTTCTGCCGGTTCTACGAGAAGCAGTTCCCAGGCAGGGTAAAGCTCGCAAAGGGTTGGGAAGGCCCGATTTACGACGCAAAGGTGTTCCAGGTGATCGACTTGGCTGCGAAACAGGCCACAAAACAGGCCACAAAACAGGCCACTCCAGCAGTTGACTACCCCTGGACACGGTGATCAGTAAGTGGCAGGATCCGGCCTCCTAACACCGGAGGCAGATGCCAGGCACCAGAGCCGATGGCTCATTTCCAGTAGACCCTCGCTGGGGTGGCGCAGCGGCTAAAGGCCTGCCACCGGTGGAGCGTCGTACCGGAACGGTGCCGACCTACGAGATGACCGAGGAGGAACCGGCCGGGTCTCGTGAGGTCGAGGTGGACGCCAGGTTGTTCCAGGAGTCCATGGGCTTCGAGAACCTGGCCAGCAATCCGGAGATCCGGGAGAAGGCGAAGGCGGCTGTCCACTTGTGCATGCGAGATACCTCCACTGTCATGGAGGAGTTGCGCAACAGATGGCTCACCATGTATCGGCTGTACCGGGGAGACACCATCGCTCAGGTCGTGCATGGTCAGATTCCCCTGCATGAACCCGAGCCGTTCAAGGCAGTCGAGACCGTGCATCCCCGGATGATGCGGGAGATCTTCAAGCAGGAGCCGATCTTCCTGCTCAAGGGTCACGAGTGGGAGGACGACGAAGCGGCCAAGCATCAGATCGCCTTGATCTCCGACCAGCTGCATGAGAACGGCTGGGAGGGAGTCTGCGATCTCCTGATTCGTGAGCTCCTGATCTACGGCACATGCATCCAGAAGACGTTCTGGAAGCAGGACATTCGGGAGGTGCAGTACCAGCGGGTCCGTCGAGTTCCGACTGACCGTCCAGGGATCACCAAGTCAGAACTCGTCAAAGTCGAACGTGAGGAGTTGGTGTTCGAGGGCAACATCAGCAAGCCGGTCAGCATCTTTGACTTCTACGGTCCGCCGACGATGAATCCTGATGACGCCCCGTGGATGGGCGATCAGTCGTTGTGGCCAAGCTACGAGATCATGCGGATGGGTGAGCTTGGCTTGTGGCTCAACCTCAACGAGTTGCATGGCGCTCCAGGCAACGAAGGGACTTCCCTGGACAACGAATACAAGGAGCAGAAGGCTTACTCAGCAGGCGTCTACGACACTCGAGAAGCTTCGATGTCACCCAACGTCTCGCACTACAAGTGCCTTGACTGGTGGGGACCGCTCGACATTTCCGGCAAGCAGAAGGGCGGTAAGGAGGTGATGTGCAACGTCACCATCTTGGATCCGGAGAGCAAGAACTTGGTGGTGTGTGTTCGGCAGCATCCGAACTGGCACGGTGAGAAGCCCTACCAAATTTCCAGGTGGGTCGCCTTGCACGAGGAGCTCTTTGGCATCGGCTTGATCGAGCCAGTTGCTCGGATGAGCTTCGAGCTCGACAGCAAGAAGAACCAGTACCATGTCGCCACGGCTCTCGAAGCCAACCCAATGATGGTGGTGGACGACTCGGCGAACGTCCATGACAACCAGCTGATTGCAACACCAGGTTTGGTCATCCGTGGTGCCACTGCTGATGCGGCAAAACCGTTCATGGTGCCACGGGTATCAGACGCTGCCTTGCAAGCGATGGGGGAACTGAAGAACTCGATCCGCGAGACTCATGGAGTCACCTCGCCGATCTCCGGGTTCCAGAGTGGCGGCAGCAAGACTCTCGGTCAGCACACCTCAGAGGTCAACGAAGCCAGCCTCCGCATCCTTGGTGGCCTGAAGCGATTCGAGATGGAACTCGAGTTGCCGATGATCAACCAGATGGCTTGGAACAATCAGCAGTACCTGAGCCGACCGAAGACGGTGCGAGTCCTCGGTGCTCAGGGACTCAACTTCCAAGACCGCTACATGGTCAAGCCGGAGGATATCACCGGCCGCTTCAAGGCATACGCCGTAGCCAGTGAGCGATTGACTACCCAGCTGGTGCAGGTGCAGCAACTGATCAATCTGCTGGACCGGGCACCGGTTCTCAACCAGTCGATGGGCGAGGAGATCATCAAGGTTCGCCCGTTGTTGCTGAAGATCTTCCGTGAAGGG